GTCTGCGTGTTACCGCTTTGTTCCGAGGTTGGTTGTGAAGGTTCTAATATGCCACCATTGACTTGATTATCTAAAGATTCAAAGAAATCATTAGACGACATTCCCATGACAGCATCTTGTACGCTTTTACTTTCGGGGGCCTTATTGGCGTTACCTACTTGTTCTGACATACTTTCTCCTATTTTAAGGTTGTTTTAATTTAGCAGTTATAAAATCTAAAATGCAAGTGCTAAGATTGCTCGTTATCACGCACATCTTCTCTCGTTGATTTCATATCAGACTGCATTTGATCTCTCATTTTCTGAAACTCAACTTTTAACATTCCTCTAAGAAGTTTTTGTTGTGCTTCAGTTTGGAGAACATCTTTTCGTATTTCGTTGTTAGCATCTCCTACTTTCATCTTAATACCTGCTTGTACTAATTGACGTTGTAGTGTTTCTATTGTACCATCTCTTTCTTTTACTAATTCTTGTACAGATTGTAATTGTCCTTGTGCCTGTGAAAGCATAGATTTTCTTTCAATAATCTTTTCTTTATTTCGTATATCTGTTTCTGATAACATAGCAATATCATCAATTAATCCAGATTGATACCATCTAAAGTATTCTTCTAGTAATGCCCATCTATTTAATGGTAAAGTTGCACCAGCAATAATCCTTACATCAAATCTTGCAGTTGCATAATCTTTATATTTACCTATTGCTTTTCCATAATCATTGTATAGATTTACATTAATTCTTACTTCTTTTTCTTTTTGATCTCCGCCTTCAGGTTGAACAATCCTAAATACTTTTTCTATTGTATAATGTTTCTGAGCCATCATTTTAAATACACGACCTACATGCTCTAAAGCTGGTTCAGCAATACTATTCATCCATGCTTTTAGTCTTCTTGTTCCAAATTCATCATTTGCAAGTAACCCTCTATATGTTTCTGCTTGATCTTGAGAAAATCCCATCATTGCAGAAGGTACACCACTAATGTACTCTGCATCTGTTTTGCCTTGTTGAACAACTGTAAAAAAAGCATTGTTAATAGGTGCTGGTTGTATTGGTGTGGGAGGGGAAAATCCTTGTCTGTATTTTAGTAATGCGCCTGGCGCTGAAGAATACTTTTCCCATTCATCTTCAGGTACAGATCCTTCTTCATACATCCATCTAAGATTAGAAGAAAGGTTTGCATTATGTAACATTATTTGATGTGCTTTATTTATTTCTTGTTGTTTACCTATTAATGGAGTTACAGCACTCATAGCATAAGGTGTTCCTGTGTACATATAAGGAATAGGAACTATTGGATATTCACTAATAGGTATTGTTTGTTCAAATAAAAATGTATCGTCTCCTACACTACAAGTTTTAATTATTCTATTTTCATAAAACTCTACAGAATCAACTATATTTTTCTTAAAATTTTTATCTTGTTCAAATTGTAAAAATTGTGCTTCGGACATTACTTGTTCTTTGATAATAGTAGCTTCTTCTCTTGCTTGAGATATAAGTTCCATTTCTCTTTCTTGAATACCTTGAGCAGCCATCTTTTGAGAGTTTTCTACCATTAATCTTCCTCTCTCTGGAATTACTTCTCCCGATTGAACTTGTTGTTCTATTTGTAATTGTTTTTCTATTAATTGGACTTCTATCTCTTGTTTATATGCTTCTAATTGATCTTGAACTTGTTCTTTTAACATTAAAAGTTCTGCTTCTGTAGGTTCAACTTTTATATAAACATTTCTGTATTTAAATTTTTTCTTACTATATGTTTCATAATATGGAAGTATATCCTCATCTTCAGCATCCATATTTACACCATATGTTAAATCTTCAGGTTGGATACTATCTGTAAACTCTGCATCTCTTTGAGAGTATGAAACAACATCGCTTCCTTTAGTTACTTTTTTTATTTTAGTTTCAAATTGAGGCAACATATTGATTAATCTTGCTCTAGATATATTCTTTCGTATTTGAATAAATGTTGCATCTCTAAATAAAAAGTCTCTACTAGCAGGATCTACAAATACATCATAAGGATCAATCCTATTAAATCTAACTTCGCCCATTCCTCTATCTGCATCTTTATCAATATCTATAAGAAAAAAACCCAATCCTTTTGTAAGCGAATCTAAAACAACTTGACTGTATAAAGATTTACCATTAGATAGATACCAGCAATAATCTGCTATATCTGAATGAACTTGGGCTACATCAGCATCATCACCAGTTGCTCCTACAGCTTTCCATTTAGGATTATTCGCAGTAACAAAGTATTTCATTATTTCTATAATAGGAGTTATCCTATTTATAGTAAATGTTGGCATGCCAGATTCTTCTAACATAGTTTGTTCATCTTTAGTCAATTGTTCATTAAGATAAAAATCGTAACCTTTTTGACTAACTGTCTGCCATCTTTGTCTATGAGAGTTATTTGCTTTATCCCATATTTGTTTATTTACTTGTGCTTTAGATTTTTTTGTTACTCTTGGCATTTTAATCCCTTATCTCTACATGAACTAAATCATCGAAATTATTATCGTGTATATCCCCATCACTATCCCAGTCGCCGCCCCAACGAATCTTTAATCCCATTGCTTTACCAAGACCTCTTAACATTCCACCCATATAGTGAAACATTTCTCTATCATCCCAATTAATCGGGTAAGGAGCGAGATCAACAGCTTTTCCTTCTATGTGTTTGGAATACTTTGTTTTCGTTTTCCCTTGTGCTAATAATTCCTGTTGCCGCTCCTTACTCCTTAATCCTTCAATAATAGTAACATCCATTATTTTAATAAGTTCATTTAAAACATTAACAAGTCTAGGATCTACACCTTTTAATCTTTGTTTGCTTCTTTTACCAAATTTATACATTAATATTTCTTTTTAGATTTAGGTTTAGTTTTTTTTGCTACTTTCTTTTTTGATCCAGATTTTTTACCATATTTCATTTTGTACTCCTTTTATGATACTAACCAACTTTTTGCTTTTCTTTTTGGTTTAAACCAACTTCTTTTTTCTTTATCCTTTTTCATATTTGGAGGAAAAGAGTGTATTTGTGCGTAATAAAGACTCTCAATTGTATCATCGTGAGCCATTTTAGGGCCGAAAGTAAGTATTTCGTTAATTAAATCAAACATATTTCTTCGTAAATGTACTGTTCCTG